CACTTGGCGCAGGTCGTGGAGGCGGGGCGGCAGTATTGATGGTCGTGGCTTCTTGGCCCTGCGGAGGTTGCGCGCCGAAGTGGGTCACGCCTTTTTCATCTACCCACTTGTAAACCTGGCTGGCCATGGCGGATGTGCTCAAAGCGAGCATCAGGGTGCCAGTAAGAATCATGTGGCGCATGCTGTTTCCTTTATCGAGAGCGGCGGTGCTGATGGTTACTATAACCAATAATCGCAATCGAAAAGCGAGAGCCAGTAAACACGGGGCACACAGAGCTTTTGCATTGGCCGATTGCCTACGGGCTGCCTACCGCCTGACTACAAGACGATGAAAGCGCCAGAGGATTCAAGGAAACGGCCTTGTGCAGATGCTCAGGCGCCAAGTGGGCATAAATCATTGTGGTCGAAATATCAGCATGGCCAAGTATGTCTCTCAGAGTACGCAGATCACCACCAGACATGACGAAGTGAGATGCAAAAGTGTGGCGAAGGATATGCGTCAGTTGGCCTGGCGTATTGAACTCACAACGGGCATAGCAAAGTGCGAAAGAGCCACGTGAAGAGGAAAACAAGCGATCAGTAGGCAGCCCCACAGAAAGTGCTTCCTGAATCAACGCCGGATCGACAGGCACCGTTCTGTTACGTCCACTCTTGGTAGCAGTAAACACAATACGATCACCCAACAGTTGAGAGCGCCGAAGCCCCTCAGCCTCAGACCAACGGGCGCCAGTAGCCAAGCAGATTTTGGCAATGATCAGCACATACGGATTGGTAGAGGTGGCCAATTCAGTCAGTAAACGCTGAATCTGATCCAGGGTGAGGAATGCCAGGGCTTTCTGATCAATACGGAAAAGGCGCATGCCGGAAAGCGGATTAGTACCCTGATAATGACCTTGGCGGATCAGCTCAGAGAAAACCGACGAGACGTATATATGCTCGAGGTTGATAGTGGACTTCGCAGAGACCTTGAGACGATTGGTGCGGTAGGTTGACCAACTGGCTGACGTGAAGTCGCAAGCACGAGGGTTACCCAGGCGCTCAGCTACGCGCTGAAGAGTGGCATAGCGAGCAGCACCACGTTTAAGCGTTACCCCGTGAATCTGATACCAGAGATCGAAAAGATCGCTCAGACGTTCCACAGAGAGGCGAGGGGAGGCCACATAATCACGCTCAAAACGCTGTGCATGAGCTTTACTGGCGAAGCCGCCACGGCGCACACGCTGACTGCCACGGCCATCGACATAGAAGTCTACAGACCACTTGCCATCGGGCTGACGTTTGACGGTCATACAGCGCGCCCCCACCTGATGTGGCGTTCCTCCAAAATGCCCTTGATATGCTTATACAGCCCGTCCTCATCCATACCCTTGGCGGCATAGTGATCGCGAATCACTGGCCAGCAATCCCAGCCCTTGAGGGTGTGGAAAGCCCTTCTAGCGCCCACTCGCTCCCGTGCCAGCAGGCTGACGAAGTTTCCCAGGAATAACTCGACGTTCTTGCCGGAGAAGCCCCGCGAGGTCTTGTATTGGCGCTTGTACTCGGTGTCATCCACCAGGGAATCCACCGGCAGATCCACGCGCACATCGTCACGGATCAGCGTCCAAATTGGCTCGAAATAGCCAGGGCGTGCCAGCAGCTTGAACTGGCGCAGGCCATAGCGCCAGAGGCCGTCTAGATGCGGAGCAAAGGCGGCGTAGCTGTTGGTTTCGATGGTTTCGCCGCTGTGCAGGTCAAACGAGCCCGAGGCGAATTGCTGGATCACTGAGTGGTGGTAGCGCAGCTCTACGCGCCACACGTCTTGTTCCGGGTTATAGTTGTCCGGGTCGGCTTCATCGAAGCTGTCGCGGCGTCTCCAGACGTTTTCCCAGTAGTCGAGCTTGTCGATAGCCCTGGCCTGTTCGGTCTTGTTATAGATACCCAGCTGGACGCCACCAGCCGAGCCGAACAGGTAAGACTGGCCTTTGCCGTAGGTGGCAGACTCCAGGGTCCACTGGATTTCCTTGATACCGGAGATATCACGGGAGGCGCGTGCGCGGCAGTGCATACGAGCGACGAGATCAGCAGGCGGTTGCCAGCCCTGAAGGTCTAGCGCGAGGTGGACGGCGCATTGGTTGCGCTCGACGTTGGTCAGCACGTGGCCGGCGTAGTAGTCCAGGCGCTCTTGCAGGCGCTCAGGCGAGAAGGTGTCGATGGCGTGCGGAGACACCTCGATTTTCAGGTGGGGGCCGATGTTCTCCAGCTTGGCGTTGAAGTTCTTGATCAGCAGGACGAAACCGAGGTCGGCATTCTGGAGCTTGTACTGATAGCCAGAGTCCTTGCTGACCCGCCCCGAGTGCCAGCGCTGGCCCGCGAAGTCAACGATGGTCCCTGGCTTGTCGAACAGGCACATGATTTCGGGGCGGATCAAACCACGATAGAGCTGGCGGACGGTATCGACGCCACAGCTAAGCAGGCGGATTTTCGAGAGGTCATGAATCTGGCCGGAGGAAGGGTCTACGAAGTAGCGGATGAACTCTTCTACTCGGGGAAAATCCTTGATTTTGCTCATTGGTTCCAACCTTCAACTTTTAGACTTTTGTGAGACTTCACGGTCTTTCGAAATCGGTTTATCTGACGTGCTACAGGGACGTCAGCGCGCCTAGCGGTCGGCTAGGCGCGCGGTCCCACCGGCTGCGCCGAAGTGCCCGCGCGCCTGCTCGACCGCCTGCGGAACAAGCGGACTTACTGCATCAGGGACAGCTACCCCTCTTTCTTCGGTGTGTATGGCTGCGGTGAGCAGCACAACGAGGTTGGTTCCACGGGTGCGGACAGAGGTCGAGCGGAAGACGGGACCAATCAGCGGAATATCGGAGAGGAAGGGCACGCGGGAAATGGATTCGTCCGTTTGCTCTGATCGAAGACCGCCCAGGAGAACGCCCCCGCCATCGGGCAGCTGGACCTTGGTGGTGATGCGCCGGGTGTTGGTGATGATGTCGGCAGCACTACGATCATCAGAGACGGTCGAGGCGGATTGGTTGACGCTGAGTTCGATGGCCCCTGATGGCGTGATGAAGGGCGTTACATCGAGCGATACGCCTACATCCTGGCGGACGATGGTCTGAAAGGGATCAGAGGCCGGCGTAGATCCACTGGTGGTTTGCCCGGTGATGAACGGGACATTCTGGCCGACGACGATGGAGGCGGGTTCCCGGTTGAGGGTGAGCAACTGGGGCGTTGAGAGGATGCGGTTGTTGCCGGTGACTTTTACCGCTTGCAGGAAGGCCGAGAGTGTTGGCCCGTTGAAGGTGAGGCTGAATCCCAGGTCGGATTTGTCGGAGCTGCGCAGGCTGATCCCGCCCAGCTCGGTTCGATCACGCTGGGCGGTGAGGTTGAGGCCGAGGGCTTCGAAGTCGTTGTCGGCCAGCTCAGCCACCACGGCGGTGATCACGACTTGTCGACGTGGCTTGTCGATTTCCCCGAGCAGGCTTGCGACGGTATCGAGCTGCTGTTGTGTGGCCGTGACGATGACGGCGTTTGAAGTCGGTGAGGGTGTAGCCATCAGAGACGGCATACCGCTTTCGTTGCGTTCAGTTTGAGCCCGTAGCACGTCGAGGATGGATTGATAGGCGAAGTCGGCTTGCAGGTGCTGGAGCTGGAAGACGCGGGTTTTGAGATCCAGTGGTTCGGGTATGGGCTGCGCGCTGATCAGTAACGTATTGCCGCGTGCGGTGAGGTGAAAGCCAGCGGATGCGACGGCGTTGGCGATCAGCGCTTCAAGCTCTACGTTGCCGTCATAGGTGGCAAAGATGCTGATAGGTGCATTGCGGATATCCGAGCCAACCACTACGGACTTGTTGAGCATCTGCGACGACCACTCAACGAAGTCTTGCAGGGTGGCGTCATACAGCTCGATGCGTTCGGCTGATTTGGCCGGTGCCGTGAGTACCAGGAAGAGCAGCAACGGCAGCAGGAAGAACAAGGCAAAGGACTTATCCGAACGATCAATCATGGCGGATCACCTGTAGAGGGAAATGTATTCGTCACCGCGAACCAGCAGGGCTTCGCGGGGACCTCGGTCTTTCACCACCACATCGCGAGCCATAAGGTCGTCCGAGCTGATGCGGTCGCCGCTGGGGCTGGTGAACACGTAGAAGGTCTGGCCGGCCAACAGGCCGTAAGTGGCGATGCGGTAATCGCGGAAGTCATCCGCCAGGGTGCTTTCAGGCTGAGTAGCGGTTACGGGAGCGATCTGCTGTTGGGTCTGCTGTGCAGGCAAGCGGCTGTAGGCGATGGCGCCAAACACCGGAACGCTGATGACCAGGGCGAAGAAGGCGCCCAAGGCAAAGGCGTTCAGGACGCGAGTACGACGGAAGAAGATTTTGGTAGTACGCATAAAGAACCCCGCGTTGCGCTGGGCTGGTGGGAGCGGAAGACGCCAGTACCCAGGCGGCAGCATGGAGTACGCGCCTTTGTCGTAGCCCTTGTCGTATTCCTGGGTGGTGTCGTAGTAGTCGTAGAACTCTTCGCCGCGGTAGAACCAGTCATCGACCTTGGGCGAGTTGAATTTGGCGCCGTACTTGACGATGGCCTGATGCATTTTCGGCAGGCGGCCTTTGAAGAAACCGAGGGTGGCGATACGCAGCAGCGGACCAACGGGGAACGGCAGTTTGATGCGGTCCCAGCGGTTGATATAGACGACATGTTCAGCGATGGATTCGCGGACTTGCTTGTCGATGACGTTGACGTTTTGGACGCACAGCCAGAGGTCCCAACGGCGCTTGCGCAGGAACAGGAAGAACTTGAGCAGGTCGGAGCGGCCGCCTTGGTTCCAGTCGCGGGAGTTGAGCCATACGCCGGCTTCGTCGAGGAAGATCCCGCCGAACTGTTCTTCGTCGTAGGTTTCGCAGCCCATGCCCAGGCCGATCAGGTCATCGGCGCTGGGGAGGTCTGGCAGGCGGACAAGGCGCGAGTATTTGTTATCGCGCTTGCACAGCTTGTCCATTTTCACATCGATGTTCACGGCGACCCGGCGACGCTTTTTCAGGTAGTCGAGAATGCGCATGACCAGCAGTAGGGTTTTGCCGGAACCGAGCTTGCCAGTGACGATATAGACGGCCATGGCAGGGACTCAGGTGTGCAGGAATTTTTCAGAAAGGCGGGTGACCCACATGAACACCAGCGATTTCAGGCGGGCGACGATAAGCAGCCCAAGGCAATAGCTGATGTTCGACGGCAGGAACATGCGGCCAATGTCGATCCACTCGGGTGCGGTCGCTCTGACGACTTCACTAATCAGCGCTTCCATGATGGTGGCGAAGGCAAAGATGGCGGCCGCAATAGCGGCGAGCACCAAAAAGAACAGGCCGACTTTGCGCAGGAAGCTGGTGAAGAACTGGATGAAGGGGCCGATCAGTGGCCCGAGAAAGCCCAGGATGAATTTGGACAGACCGCCGAACAGGTTGGGGAAGAACTTCTTGATGAAGCCGATAATCCAGTTCATCAGAAGCCACCCTTAGACGCTTTGGCGTCTTCCATGCGGAGGGTGGAATAAGCGATTTTCCAAAGGCCGATGGCTGTGACAACGTAGATGATCCACTCAAGCAGGGTCTTGAGACGGGAGAGGTCGCAGACAGGCAGGATGATACGGCTGTTGTAGCTGCCGAGATTGAAGACATATGCCACATCGGCGCAGCCAGTGTGAGAAGGAAGCAGGTCTTTAGCGAAGTCGAGCAGGGAGGCTACCTGGGAGTTATCACCGAACCACTGATCACCGCCTACACGGTCAGCGATTTCATCAAGGCTGAGTTCATCGGCAACTAGCTGTTCTTCTTGGGCATCGCCCATCTGGTCACCAAACATGCCGGCCAGTTCATTACCCAGGTCGGAGCCAGCGCCCTCTGTGCCATCGCCGTCAACATCGCCTGAGCCGTCGTATTCGTCGCCAAGCAAGCCTTCAGTCAGGCCTTCGATACCTTCAGCAATGCCTTCAAGGATTCCTTTGATATCGCCGAGCAGGTCGTTGCCTTCGCCGATCTTGTCGCCGAGCTCTTCGCCCAGCTTGCCAATGGCTTCATTGGTGGCCCCTTCGTCGGAGCCTTGAGGGCTTTCGCTGGTGTCGCCCGGTGCTTTGGGGTCGTTGTTTTCGTTGCCATCGGCGTTGCCGCCGTTGTTGGGATGATCAGGCGAAGTTTCGGGAATGACCTTGGTGGGGTCATTCGGGTCCATGCAGACACGTTTGCCGTTGAAGTAACCGCAGTTGTTTTTGGGCTTGTCGGTGTCCACACACTGGTAGGTGCCGTTGAAGTAGCCGCAACCGGGCTTTTCCTGAAAGCAGCCTTCTTTACCATTAACCGTGCCACAGCCTTCTTCCTGCGGCTTGTGGCAGATGGTCAGGTCGCCATTGGTGACGCACTGTTCTTCAGCTGGCGGAACGTTGGGATCACGAGGAGGGGTGCAGGATTCTTCAGTACAGGAATCAGGGCCTTCGCCTGCAGGTTGGCCGGAGCCGTAGAAGTCGCCAGTGCAGATGGCTTTGCCGCCAGTTAGGTCGGCAACGCACTTGCGATTAGGGCCGCCGGTATACAGGCAGCCATCTTGCTGAATCTGGTCAGGGCAAATGTAAGTTTTGAGGCTTGCATTGTAGGTGCATTCTTGAGCGGCGGTGATCTGCTGGCCGGAGGTGGAGGCGCAGTCTTTAGGGGCGTCACAACCACCGGTTTGACTGTTGTAGGTGGTATTGGACGGGCATGAATGACCATAGCGATTAACTGTGCCGTAATTAGCGCCAGAAGACATTAAACATGTTGCAGAAGATGGTGTCGGAAACGATAAGCCAGTAGGAGAATAGCCTTGATTACTATAATAATTACCTACTGGACCGTTCCAAAGATGCGAGCAAGCAGAAACAGCAGAACCAAAAATTGGCTGTGAAGCAGAATTGCCAGCGGTCCAATAATAATCCTCAGCAAGCGCCAAATGCCCCCACCCCATAAGGGTGAGGGCAACCAGCAGGCGACCAAGGCCGCGAATCTTGGCCGCCATCGGTTTAGGCGCCCGCAGCGCTGAACAGGCGACCTGCCAGCTTGAACAGGGCAACGCCACCACGGATGACGCCGAACAGCACGGCACCGGCAGCCATCAGGGTGCCGAAGGCAGTGGCCAGATCGACGAAGACTTCGAGGATTTCCGGTGGAACGGTGATGGCCGCATTAGCAGCACCGGCAGTCATGCCAGCAGCGGCGACGGTGAACATTGCGCCCAGCTTGGCGCCCCGTGCTTTACCGACACGGGTGTCTTCGCTGGAGTGGGCGTGGCCGATGGCCACAGCGAGTTGGGTTTGTTTCATGGTGAGTTTCCTCAGTTGGTTGATGCGTCAATCACTTCTTTCCAGCCAAGCCGGAAAGCACCCCAGGCGACGCCGATCCCGAGAGAGCCGATGAAGAGCCCAGCGATAACGAGGTATTGCCCCCAGGTGAATGCCATTGCCCGTTACCTCTGGTGCCCGTGAATGAGGCCAAGGGCGGCCAGATAGACCAGCCCTTGAAGGAATTGCAGGGCCCACAGATCACCCAGGGTGACGTTGGCGAGGTAGCTTTCGAGCGATCCCATACCGGCACCTATTGCGTTGTGTCCGTGAGCGCTGCGCCGTCTTCTTCTTGCTCAGCCAGGGCTTTGCAGTCAGGGCAGACGGCGTAGTCGGGAGCCATGCCGAAGTCAGCCGCCCAGCCGCTGGAGTCAGCGGGCTGGCCGTAGACTTGGCCCATGTTGGCCAAGCACAGGTCACAGAGGACGCGGCCGTGAATCAGCATGGCGGTGGGCAGGGTTAGGCCTTGGGAGCTTCAGCCGGCTTGGGCTGTTGCTGGCCGGGTTGGGCAGCAGGCTTGGCGGCCTGGCCTTTCGGGTTCACGGCTTCGATGTGCAGAGCCAGATTCTTGCCCTTGTTCTGGCCGCCGCGTGCCACGTCGAAGGTGATGCGCACCAGCTCCAGCGGGGCGAACTGGGCGCCGGCT